CTCTCTGCTCCCGGAGCCCCCACGCCCCCGTCCGCCCCTGCGGCGGTGAAGGCCGCGGTGGAGCAGGAATCGGACGACCAGTCCGGGAAGGCGGCAGCCGGCGCTAAGCCGACCAAGAAGAAGGACTGACCTTCCATGCTTGTCGTCGTCACCCCGGCCACGTCGACCAGGCTGACGACGCCCACGCGCGCTCGGGCCCTCCTAGGATTGGGCTCGAGCGTTCCTCCCGACGAGATCCTTGAACGCCTGATCGACCAGGCATCGGCGAGCGTCGCTGAATACTGCAAACATGCTTTCGGCAGCGAGACGGTCGAGGAGACCTTCTTTTGCCGCGAGCCCGTGGTTCTGTCCCGCGACCCCGTCTCCGCGATCCTGTCCGTAACGTCGGCCGGCTCTGTCGTTGGGCCGTTGGGTTATCTGAACGACGCCGGCCAGATCTACCGGCTCGACGGGTCGCGCCGACTCTCGTGGTGGCCGGCCGACACGGTGATCCGCTACACGGCGGGCTACGCACTGCCGACGGATGAGGATCCGGGCACGCTGCCGCCCCCGGTGGAGCGCGCTGCGACGCTTCTGGTCGGCGCGTACCTCTCAACGCGCGACCGCGATCCGCTGATCAAATCTGAGGATGTCGACGGCGTCGGCTCCTTCACATACTGGATGCAGGGGGCGGGCAGTGCGCTGCCCTCGCTTGAGGCCGCCAGCTTGCTCGCGCCTTACCGCTCGGCCGCATGGAGCGTCGGGTGACGCCAGCTCAGGCTCGCGCAATGTACCGCCGGCAGATTGCGGCCAATGGCGGCCTTGTCACGCTGCGCCGCGGTTCGGGTGCGGACGCCCCGGAGGTCACCTGCAAGGCTCGGATCACCGGCTATGCGCCGCAGGAGATGGTCGGCGACGTCCTGCAGGGCGACAGCAAGGTGATCTTCCTCGCCGAGGATCTCGGCGCGTTCCCGCTGCCGATCAGGACGCGGTCTACGGACGCGATCTGGTCGGACGGCCGCAAGATGACGGTCCAGGCGGTTGACGATCAGACCCGGCGCGTCGCCGGCGAACTGATCGCTTATGAGCTCCGGGTCCGAGGGTGAGCGTGCGCACGCGGGTCGACGCAATCGACCTGGAGCTTCGCGCGATCGCGGATGAGGAGCTTTCGCCGGAGGCGCAGAGTGCGCAGGTGGCGGCTTTCGCCCGCGAGCAGCTCGCCGAGGCGCAGGAGGTGAACCGCCAGGCGCTCGGCCGCGTGCCGGATCATGTGACGATCGTCGACGGCAGGCGCGACGCGCCGATCAACGCCGTGAAGCCCGACGGCGTGATCGTGTTCGCCTTCGAGCTTCTGGACGATCTGTTCTCATGGATCGCCGAGCAGCTGGTGAGGCACGCGCCGGTGCTGACCGGAGCCTACCGGGAGAGCTTCGTGTTCCTGGCCGACGGCGTGCCGGTTCCGGCCGGAGCCATCGCTCCGGCGGCGGAGGAGTACGTGTTCCTGTCGCCGCTGCCCTACGCGCGGAAGATCGAGCGAGGCCTGTCGGCGCAAGCGCCAGACGGCGTGTTCCAGGTCGTTGCCGATCTGGCCAAGCGCCGGTTCGGCAACATGGCGCACGTCCGGTTTAGCTACCGGGCCTTCGGGGAGCAGGGCTTCGTCGGCTACGTGCCGGCGCCTCGTCTGACCGCGCGCAACCGCAAGGGTCAGTTCGCATCGGATGGGCGCGACCGCGCAGCTCAGAATCGTGAGCGGGACCTGCGGCGCCCTGCGATCGTTATCGCGCCGCGAGGCTGACCATGACCCATGCGAGCGTGATCGCCGCGGTTCAGACGCGGCTCGAAACCTACTGGCAGGGCAGGCCTGGGCGTCCGCTCATCCTCGAGCCGAACAAGGATGGCGACGCGCCAGCGGATGGCGCGCCGTGGATGCGTTTGCAGTTCCCGGCTGCGAACGAAGGGCGGCCGATCGTCAATCGCCGCCTCTACCGCGAGGAAGGCGGCTTCCGGATCGTCATCGCTGTCGAGATCGGCGAGGGGCTCGCCAAGGCCTCGGCCTGGGCGGCGGCGATGAAGGATCTGTTCCGGGACCGCAAGTTCTCAGGCGTCCGCACCTTCGCGCCCGGCGACATCTATGTCGGCGACGAGAATGACGAGGGCAATTACTTCGTGACCGCCCTCGTCGTGCCCTACGCGTACACCTTCACCGGCTGAGGAAGACCCATGGCCCGCTACACCAACACGACGAAGCATCCGCTCGACTTCATCGTCGGCGGCACGCCCGCAAAGCCCGTGCTCGCCTCCTTCAAGCCCGGCGAGACGAAGGACGCCGAACTCAACGTCGATCATCCGGCCGTAATGGGCGCGCTGCAGACCGGCGCGCTGGTTGCGGCCGACGCGCCGGCGCGCCGTGCGGCCAGGAAGGCCGCCGAGAGCGAGGCCCCCGCAGTTTCCTGACGGCACCGCCGTCAGGCGCCCCATCCGACCCTTGGGCAAGGTCGTTCGCCAGCGCCGTGATGGCGTCGGCCGTCCCTCAGATGGAGCCCGCAGATGAGCGGTGATCTCGTTACTGCGACCGACGCCCGGATCTACATCGGGCCGGTCGTTTCTCCCGACACCGAGACGTCGTCCGAGTTCGCGGCGCTCACCTATGCCGAGATCGACATGGTCGAGGACATGGGCGAGTTCGGCGACGAGGAAGAGATCGTCTCCGGCAAGACCCTGAAGGACGGTCGCGTCCGCAAGGCGAAGGGCGCGGCCGACGGCGGCACGCTGGCGCTGGTGTGTTTCCACGATCCGCTCGACGCCGGCCAGGCGGCGCTGATCGCCGCGTCGAAGACGAAGAAGAACTACGCCATCAAGATCGTCCTGCCCGACGCCCCCGACGACACCTACTCCAACACGACGATCTACTTCCGCGCGCTCGTGTCGTCGCGCCGGCTGCGCGTCGGCCAGAACGACAATCTCATCCGCCGCACCTACTCGCTCGCGATCAACTCCGCGCTCGCAGAGGCGCTGGCGGCGCTCCTGACCCCCTGATCGCGGTCCGCATGGGGCGGGCCGCGCAATGGAAGGCTGAAGACATGAAGCTGTCCGCCCTCAAGATCGACGCCGAGAAGCTCGAGCAGGGCGCCTGGGTCGGGAACATTCCCGAGCTCGAAGGCGTCCGGTTCAAGGTCCGCGGCCTCGGCAACACCGACTTCAAGCGCCTTCAGAACCGCCTGATCATGGCGATCCCGCGCAAGAACCGGCGCAACGGCCTGAGCGTCGAGGATCAGACCCGGATCGAGAGCCGGTGCGTGGTCGACACGATCCTGCTCGACTGGGACGGCCTGGAGGACGATGACGGCCGGGCGATGCCCTTCAGCAAGGAGCTCGCCGCCGACCTGCTCGCCGATCCGGACATGGCGCGGCTGCGCGAGGGCATCCTCTACGCCGCCGCGATCGTGGCCGAGCAGGACGCTGAGGACGAAGAGGCCGTCGAGGGAAACTCCGCGACTGCCTCCGCTGGCAGCTGAAATGGGGAGGCGAGCAGAAGGCTATCGCCAAGCTTGAGAAGAAGGGTCGGCCGCTCCCGGCCGACTACCTCGACAAGCCTGAGCTGTGGGAGGAGTCCTCGTTCTTTTTCGAGGCCTTCTTCCGGCTCAGCGGCGGCCGCCCGACCGGCATGGATGAGGGCGCGATCCCGTTCGAGGCGATCGAGCGGTTCGCCGCCCGCGCCGGCATCGTCGAGGCTGAGGAGTTCGACAGGTTCGAGCGCCTCATCCGAGCGATGGACGACGAGTACCGCGCCCGGCGTCGCCCGAAAGGCAAGGGTGAGGCCGGCAACACGGTTTCGATGAAGGACGGCGGCGGCGTGCTGGCGCTGCTGCAGAGGATCGCGGGGAAGGCGGAGGGGTGACTCTCCCGCCGTCCCAGTGCGTGAGATCACCACAAGGCGTTTGGGATGGCGACACTCACGGCGATCCGTGAGCTGACGGTGCGCGGCCGCTCGGTCGGGCTCGACAAGCTCCGGTCCGACCTTGCGGCTGTCAAGGCGGAGCATCTTGGGCTGGCGCAGGCAGCCGGCCAGGCTGGGTCCGCGACCGATGCCGCGAGCCGGCAGCAGGATGCGGCGCAGGCACGCTGGGCGAAGCAGCAGGCTCGGGTTGACGCGGTCGCCAAGGCCTATCTGCGCTTCGAGCAGGATCTGCAGCGTGCGGTCCGGGCGATCGACAACGGCACGATCTCGGCCGACGCCGCCGCGCGCGAGATCGAACGCATGCAGCGCGCGCTCGAGGCGGCCGGCGCGGTCAACCTGCCGGCGCTCGATCAATCCGGGCTGCACGCCTCCCTTGGCGTCATGGTGGACGATGTGCGCGGCGCGGCTCGCGAGAGCGCTGCGGCGTTCGAGGCCGAGTTCGCCCGCTTGGATGACATCGCCCGGCAGCGCGCAGAGGCGTCTGGCCGAGCGTTCCGGGAGGCGTTCGAGCGGTCGGTGGGGATCGGCGCGCCGTCGGCCGTGTCGGGCGGCGCGACCTATTCTGCGTTGGAGGAACAGGCCCGGAGACAGGAGGAGATCGAGCAGGCGCGGCTCGCGCAGGCGGCGGCCGGCGCGCAGCAGGGGATCAACGACTCGTTCGGCATCGG